ACCAGATAATTACGTAATGGCTGCTATTAGTTTTTACAAAGATAGACAAAAAAGTATTTCATTATTATTATTGGAAGATGTATATAAAGCAATTGAAAAATTAAGAGAATTTTATAGAGAAGTCGATTTGTTAAAAGAAGACCCCAAAACAGGTAAACCTATTCATGATGTATCAAAATTAACACGATCCATTGAAGCAGCAGGTAAGATTATTGAAAGTTTAAAGAAATTAGAAGATAAAGTTAAACTGGAACAAGATCAATCTAGCTTAAGAGCAGGTAAACAAAAGGGAATATACGAAGACGAAAATGTATAGTGTAAATGAACTACAAACACAAATAACAGAAGAAATACTTGATAAACTAAGTACAGATATAAAAACAGAGTTACTTGATATTATTGATCAAATAGAATTGGTTGATAATATGATTAATGGTAAACGTAAGGTAGCTGCTGATTTAGAGAGAGATAAAAAAGGTCGAATTAAAGTTGATGTTACCAAACCACATAAGTTGGAGAACATGGACTATTTTCGACCTTCTGCGCTTTATTATGAAGAACATGGTACATATACACATTTATATCCAAACCCACACCCAACATCAGAATATCGTAAATTTTGGGATGAAGAAAAACGCAGATGTATTAACGGTTATGTAAGGGAATCAGATGGTGAATGGATATCTGGTTATTATTATTTTTATTTAAACTTTTCACCTATTATGATTACCATACCTGTTGAAGATGAAGATGAAAACGATTCTGAGTCAGATAACATTAGGGCTGATAGGATTTACGCATTTCCTAATGTATGGGATGGTGACTACTTATATTTTCATTATATTGAACAAGGTGAACGTGATGGTGAATACGGTAATATATTAAAAACTAGGGGTAGGGGTTTTTCATTTAAAGGTGGAGCTATGTATGCTAGAAACTATTATTTCTTTGCACGTAGTAAATCATATGCAATGGCTTCTGAAAAAGAATATTTAACAAAGGATGGTATTTTAAACAAAGCGTGGGATGTACTTGATTGGGTGGACAATAACACACCTTTTGGTAAAGCAAGGGATTATAAAGATCAAGACATGCACAAGAGAGCATCTTACAGAGATACTAAAACAGGTACAGAGAAAGGTTTTAAGTCTGAAATTATTGGTGTTACTTTAAAAAACGATCCACAAAAAGCACGTGGTAAACGTGGTAAATTAATAGGTTGGGAAGAATCTGGTGTATTCCCCGGATTATCAACAGCTTGGTCTATTGCACGTATGTCATTAGAAGAAGGTAGGCGTACATTTGGATATATGGTTGCATTTGGTACAGGTGGTACAGAAGGTGCAAATTTTGAATCCGCACTAAAGTTCTTTTATTCACCAGAAGGTTATCGTATTAAATCATTACGTAATGTATATGATAAAGTTAAAGGTAACGGTAGATGTAGTTTTTTCTATCCTGAATATCTTAATAGAGCTGATTGTTATGATAAGGATGGTAATTCAGATATAATAAAAGCATTGTTAGAAATATTAGAAGATAGACAAAAGATTAAAGACGGTACAACTGATCCTCACGCAATTACACAGGAAAAAGCAGATAGACCTATTACACCGGAAGAAGCTGTAATGATTAAATCTGGTACATTATTTCCAATTAATGATTTAAAAGAAGTACGTGCTAATATAGTACCTAGATTAGAAAAATTTATAGCACCTCACTATGTTGGTGATTTAGTTGTTGATATAGAAGATGGTAAAATTAAATATCAACCAAATATAGAAAGACGTGTTGTTAGAGAATTTCCAATCAAAGATAATCTTAATAAAGAAGGTGCTATTGAAATGTTTGAATTACCTAATAACTACAAACCACGTGGGAGATATATTGCAGGTATTGACCCTGTTGACGATGATCATTCAACTACAAATTCACTATGTTCTATATTTGTACTTGATACATTTACAGATCGTATTGTAGCAGAATATACAGGTAGACCTAATAGAGCTAATGAGTTTTACCAACTAGCATTAAGATTACTTAAATATTATAATGCAATAGGTAATTATGAAAATGATAAAAAAGGTTTATATGGATATTTTTTACAACATAATGCTTTACATTACTTATGTGATAATCCAGAAATATTGAAAGATATGGATATGATCAGAGGTGGTAATTATGGTAATAAGAAAAAAGGTACACCTTCTGGTAAACGCATTAACCAGTGGGGTAGAAGATTACAAGCAGATTGGATGTTAAGCCCATCTGTACAAAACGAAGAAGAAATAGAAAAAGGTATTGAATTATTAAATGTACACAAAATACGATCATTAGGATATATAAATGAATGTATAGCTTGGAATATAGATGGTAACTTTGACAGAGTTTCAGCAATGGGTATGTTAATGATATTACGTGAAGAATTACGTCAATACAGTGATAGTTTAAAAGATGATGATGGTTCTGAAGATAAAAACTCTAAATCGGCGCAATTAAGAGATATGATTGCAAAGGATTTTAGCTATAAATACAATTCATCATTAGCTTATATTAGAAAAAATAATTAGGATTATGAGAAAATATATTATAATTTTGTATAAAAATTAATAAAATGGAGCAATCTTTATCAAATACACATTTTCCACGACAAAAAATCAATACTGCTGCAAAAACTACTTCATGGTTTAAAAAGTGTATTGATTCAGCTGTATCCCATACAGCATTCACAGAACCTGTTGGAAATCGTCGTAGATCAATGTATACAAAAAGGATTTTACGTAACTTAGCTGATGGTATATTAGACCCACAAGATATTGAGAAAACAACTACATATGCAGATTTTCAACATAAAGAACTATATGAACATTTGCAAAATTATCCGTTATCAAAACCAAGAATTGATTTACTGATAGGTGAATCAGCACAACGTAGATTTGATTGGGCAGTAAGAGCATTAAATGATGATTCTATATCAGAGAAGGAAGATTTAATAAAAGATCGTTTATTACAAATTATTGAAAAAGCGATTGCTGAAGATTATCAATCACAGCAACAAGTAGATGAAGAATTACGTAAATTAGAAAGGTGGAAACGTTACGAATTACAAGATATACGAGAACGTAGAGCATCACATATATTAACACATTTGTATAATGAACAAAAAATGGATTTAATCTTCATGCAAGGTATGGATAATGCTTTGGTTGAAGGTGAAGAAATTTATTGTACAGATATTGTTGGAGGTGAACCAATTGTAAGACTTGTTGATCCTTTAAGCTTATATACAATTAGAGGTGGTAATACACACCATTTAGAAGATGCTGATATTATAATTGAAGATACATATCAACCGTTAGGTTATATTATAGATACTTATTATGATTACCTAACACCAGCACAAATTAGTAAATTAGAAAGAGGTATTACAGAGAGTCCAACAGATAAAGATGCCGGAATGTTAGGTAATACTTATCCAGCAATGCCCTCTAGTATGTTTGCAGATGTAAATGATCCTACTACTGGTTGGGGTGACTTTTTTATCAATAGTGATTTAAATATGAATACACCATATGATGAATATGGTAATATTAGACATACACGTGTTGTATGGCGTAGTATGAGAAAGTTAGGTAGGATTACAACATTTGATCCAGACGGTACAGAGAATGTACGTATTGTTAGTGAATTATATGAACCAAATGAAGAATTAGGTGAAAAAGTTGAATGGTTTTGGGTAAACGAATGGATGGAAGGTACACGGTTAGGTACAGATGAATATGTAAAAATGCAAGCTCGTCCAATACAATTTAGACGTATGGATAATCTTTCTGCTGGTGGTTCAGGTTATGTTGGTACAATTTATCCTGAATCATTAATGGAAATTATGAAACCTTACCAGTATTTATATATATTGGTAATGGAACAAATGAAAAAGGCAATGAAAACCTTTAGACCACCAATGATTGAATTGGATTTATCTAAAGTACCTGATGATTGGACTTTAGAACAATGGTTGTATTATGCTGAAGAAAAAGGTTGGTTAACCATTGATAGTTTCAATGAAGGTAAAAAAGGTAGTGCTGTAGGTAAATTAGCTGGTAGTTTTAATACAACTGGAAAATCATATAATGTTGATATGGGTAATTATATCAACCACCTAATGTTATTATTAGAATTTATTGAAAGACAATTAGCTACTATTTCTGGTGTTACAGACCAAAGATTAGGTCAAATAGAAAATAGAGAAACAGTTGGTGCTGTTGAACGTTCAGTAAGTCAAAGTTCACATATTACAGAAAAAATATTTAAGATGCATGAAAATACCAAAGTAAGGGTATTAGAATCATTATTAGAAACAGCTAAATATGCATGGCGTAATAAAAAATCTAAAAAAGTACAATATGTGTTGGATGATTTATCTACACATATGTTTGAAGTTGATGGTAAACAATTTAATGAATCAGAATATGGTGTATTTATAACTAATAGTTCTAACGATACAGCAATTTTCCAATCTATTAAACAATTAGCACAATCATTAGTACAAAATGATAAAATGAACGTTATGGACCTTATGACAATATTAACATCTCCATCATTATCTACAATGAGAAGACAATTAGAAATGTCACAAGAAGAAAGACAACAAATGGAACAACAACAGGCACAAGAAGCTAACCAAATAGCACAACAACAAATTGAAAGTAGAGCTGCTTTAGAACAACAAAAATTAGCAATTGATGAACGTAATAATATACGTGACAACGAAACTAGATTAATTATAGCTAACAGTAAAGAAAATTCTGAAGAACCTGTTGATGATACAGCAATAAAAGTTAAAGAACATATGGATAAAATCGCTTTAGAGCGAGATAAATTAGATGAATCAAAACGTCACAATAAAGCTACGGAAGATATTCAAAGGATGGCTAAAAAAACAACGACTAATAAATCGTAATTTGCTATACCTAAGAAGAATTATCTAATAGTTTTTATTAGGATTATTTTGAATTAGAGTGAAGATAGAGTATATTTGTAAATGAAGATTAAAAAAGAAGAAGATGGCAAAAGAGTTATTTGAAAATTTTGAAGGTTTTTTAGATAAAGATGATGATCTTTTAAACAATCTTGAAGATGATAATGATGATATTATTGAAATGGATTTATCAGAATATGATGATGATAATGATGATAATAAAATTAAAGATCAAAAGAAAGATGATGAAGATGATGATACTAAAAAAGACGAAAAAAAGGATGATGATACTGATGATGATCTGATATTAGAAGAAACTACTGATGAAGATGATGATGAAAATAATGATGATAAAACAGAAGAAACGGATGATGATACAACTCCCTCCGACGATAAAAGTTCTTCTTCTTCATTGTTTAAGATTCTCGCTCAATCTTTAGCAGAGGAGGGAGTTATTTCTTCCTTAGAAGATGATCAAGAAGTTACATCAGCAAAAGATTTAATTAATATTTTTCAAAAAGAATTAGATTCAAGTATTGATTCTTATAAAGAAAGCTTACCACCTATAGTTAAAAATATTATTGATAACTATGAAGATGGTATGGATTTAGAGAAAATTATTAAATTAAAATCTGAAGCACAATCTTATTCAAAGATTGATGGTGAAAAACTAGCAGAGAATAAATCACTTATGAGGAAACTTATATTAGACGATTTAAAAGCTCGTGGTTATTCAGAAGAAGATGCTGTAGAAGCAACTGATGATGTATTTGATTTAGGTAAAGAAGAAGTACGTGCGAAAAAAGCACTTACTGCTTTAAAGAAACGTCAAGAAAATGCAGAAGAAAGTGAAAGATTAGCAGCAAAACAAAGAATTAAAGATGCTGAACAAGCACAGATTAAAGCACAACAATCTATGAAAAAAGCAATTGAATCAACGGATGATTTTGGAGGTGTAAAAATTTCTAAGAAAATACAAAATGAAGTGTATGATTCGTTGTATAAGGTAGCAGATACTATTGAAGGTAGACCTGTTAACGTAATGGGTAAAGCTAGAAATGAAGACCCTGTTGCTTTTGATAAAAATATAGCATTGGTGTGGAACTTAACAAAAGGATTTAAAGATTGGTCACTATTTAGCAAATCGAGTAAAAAATCTGCTTTAGACCAACTAGAACAGGAGGCTGCGAAAGCAACACAAAATGTTAAACCGGGACAAGTTAAACGAAGAATGAATACTTCGAAAAACGAACAACCGGGTGCAGCTTTTGAAAACTTAAATATATAACAATTATTTTAAAATTAAATTAAATTATGGCTCAATTATTATTGCAAGAATTCCAACCAAAAGAATGGGGTGGCCTTACAACTGCAAATCACTTAGGAGCTGCATATTTGACTCAGCCTCAAAAAGCATCTAAGATGGTAAGCATGATTTGGCAACAAAATTCATCTTTTGCGGATTTGGGAGACTATCTGAAGAAAATTGCTACTCCATTATATCTGGACTCAGATGATGCGTTCACATGGGATTTAATGACAGGTGGAGAAAAAAATATTCCACTCGTTGAAGCACGTGTAGATGGTACAGCAGTTACTGCTGCATCTAGGGCAGGGGTTGCATTTTCAGAATTCGAATTAGTATTTAACGAACCTTATTTCTTTGATGTTAACATCATCATTGGACATAAGTTCGAATATCAAATTCAAATTATTGATGAACCTACCGTAGAAGGTGGTAATTATGTTTACAGATGTAGATTAGTTACTGGTGATCCAGACTTATTCGTTCCTTATGATGAATTAGTTGAAGGTAAAAGATTTAGTAAGCAATATTCAGGAGTTGAATCAACCTTATCCAAAAAAGGTGGTAAAGTTAATTATACTTCACCATTCAAGATGAAAAATTATTTCAGTCGTTTAAGGATGGAAGATACAGTTCCCGGTAATATGATCTCTAGACCATTTGGTGTAGAATTCAAAGTAAAAGACTCACGCACAGGTGAAGTAAAAACTTTACGTGCATGGCAACAATATCGTGATTGGGAATTTGAACGTCAGTATCGCATGGAGAAAAACAACATGTTCTACTATGCTCGTTTAAATGTCGCTGATGATGGTACATTCAAAAATAAAGGAAAATCAGGTTATGAGTATGAACAAGGTGCAGGTATTCGTCAACAAATCGAATCGGCCAATGTTGTTTATTACCCAACTGATAATTTCGATATTAATTGGGTGACTAATATCATGTTAGATTTATCTGTTAATAGGAAACCTTTCGATAGACGGGAATTTGTATTAAGAACAGGTGAAAGAGGTATGGTACAATGGTCACAAGCATTGGAAGAAAAAGCTACATTATATACACCATTACATGATTCTACAAGGGTTGCGTTAAGTGGTAATAAAATGACTTTTAAAGGCCAATTCTTAGAGTATTGGGGACCACAAGGAATTAAACTTACAGTTATGCATGATCCTATGAAGGATGATCCAGTAACTCATAAAGTTGAACATCCAAATGGAGGTCCAGCAGAATCTTATGTTTATGATATCTTAGATGTTGGTACATCTGACGGTGAAGCTAATATCAGAGTAGTATACCAAAAAGGTATGGAAGATATTCGTGGATATGAGAATGGTTTACGTAACGCATTTCATCCTCATGGAGAAGGTAGAAATATCATCTCAACGTCGACTGATGGTTACAAACACCATAGAATGTTTATTGGTGGTGCTATGGTTAAAGACCCAACTCGTTGTGTCGTAATCAAACCCCAAGTTTTAGCATAGAATTATTAACAGCAATTTAAAATTTTAACGAAGATGAAAGAAGAAGTTAAAGGAGTGAAGAATCCGTTAAAAGAAGGTAAGAAAATTGCAGTTGTTCCTATTATACGTGAAGGTGGGTGGCTCCAAAAGATTAATAAAAATCATGATGGAGCTTTCCTCTTTTCCGGTTCTAAATATAGAATTAAAGGTGTACCTTATGATACTGTAAGACGTATTCATTTAGACCCTTTAACCAAGGAAGAAATTGCATATTTCGAATCTGACGAAGCAGGTTTAGGTATTAAGAAAGGAGATTTATCTGTCTATAAGGCAAAGAATTATTGGAGTAATTTTGAAGTTATATTAACTCGTGATCCAATTACTTTAGACTTAGGGCATCCAATGGATTATTTACGTTGGAAATTCTTACTGGTACAAATAGATAAGATTGCACCTACTTACGCAGCACGTAAGGAAAAAGGTACATATAAATACGCATTAAAAGATGATGAAGCTGAACAAGAAGCTCAAAATGAAGTTATGGATATTGAGATGCAAGTTATGGAGTATTTCAGTCAAGTAAAAAATTCAGAGAGAAAATTAAAAGCTTTATTAACATTGTATTATCAGGTTAAAAATCAAGCGAAGCGTGTTCCAGCAAATGCAACAATGTCGTTCTTATCTACTGAAGTTTATAAATTACTTAAAAATGATACAAAAACTGTTTATGAAATTATCAAAGATAGTGATTTTGATGAAAGAGTACTTGTATCACAGGCTGTTGCAGCTGGTGTTATTAATAAACTAAGTGCTAGTGAGTATCAAATTACAGGTGAAGAAGATAAATTTAATTTACGAGAACTGTTACACTTTTTAAAGTTAAAGAAGAACCAAGCAGTTCGAACTAAAATTGAAGCACAATTAGAAACACAAAAGTAATATGACTGCTGCACAAGCAATTGAGAATTTTCTTTTGGAGTACGATAGGGTTAATTCTCTATCTGCTCCAAATTATACTGATGATGAAATTTTAACTTTCATTAATAGAGCATATAAACAGGTTGTAGCTGATCAGGTTGTAGCACGTAATTATACTCTATTAGATACATTAGTAGCAACATATACATTTGGTACATTATCTACATATACCACATTAAGCAATGCGTATTATGTAGATATTACACAAACACAACCAGCTAATGGTGGTACAAGATTTGGATATTATATATCATCCAGTTGTACATTAAGTAGATCAGCTGTTCCAGTTGCTACAAGTACAAAAGTTACAAACGAATATATAGATAGAAATCAAGCGAAAGATTTTGAAAGTAATAGTGTAAATAGTCCTATTTTTAGAAATCCTAAAGTATTCATCGAAGGAGATGATTTAGTTATTATATATGATAATTATACGACTGTAACAGCATTAAACTTAGTCTATGTAAAAATACCTTATACGTTAGTTACAGGTAGTCCCGGTGCAGGTGAAACAGGTAGTTTAGAAACTCGTGAAGATTTGGATCAGACAATTATTACAACAGCTGTTCATTTATCAGAAATAGTTAATAATCCAGAAAAAGCAGCAGCAGACATTCAATTAGATAAACAAGTATAAATAAAAAGATATGACTGTAATTGAAATGAATCATAGTGTTTTACTTAAATTAAAAACATTAGACAGGGTTGACATTAAAGACCCTAATTCTTATGATATAGTCACATTGATGAATAATGCTCAAGATATTATTGTGGATGAATTAGTTATAAATAAAAAATATGAATATTTAAGACCTATAACTGAATCCATTAGTACACTTGCAGCTTCTTTTGATAGTTCATATACCAGCGGTATCAATGGTGCTGATATAATTGATCTTTCAGGATTAGCTGTAACAGCAAATACGGAGTATAGAAATTACATTAGATCACAATCAAAAATTACCAAAACGTATGCACCAACTATAAGTAGTGGTGTATATTTAAATAATCAAGAAATTAGTAAAGAAGAATTAAATATATTTGAATATAATGGAACTAATAGACCAATATTCACAAACCCAAAAGCATTATTAGAGGGTGATTATTTAATTGTTGTACCAGATTATTATACAACCATTAGTGAGATTATTTCAGTTGTTGTTAGAACACCTAAAATACTAGACTTAACTACTAATACAGGAGCATATACAACTACTTGTGAATTACCTGTAGAACTACATCAAATTATTGTTGATAAAACAGTACAATTATTTGCAGAAACTATAAACGTTAACGATATTAAGAAATAATGAACGCAATTGAAATGCAACATAGTTTTGATAGAAAGAGTGGTTTAGGTTTAGATACTTATACTGTTCAAAAACTATTAAATCAAGCACAAGATTTATTTATAGATAGGTATATACAAGATTATGATATATCTGAACATGCTAGAAAAAAACTTATTACTTTAGTTAAAAATTATAGTGCAACACCCGATGCTACAGGTGCAACAAATATCTCAGTTAATGCAGTATTTGTTGATTTACCTTCTGATTTACGTAGACCACTACAAGAACATGTGGTTGATAGTTCAACAATCATTAAGGTAAAACCAATTAAATATGATGAATATAATATCAATAAAGACGATCCTTTTAAAAAACCAGATAGTGATTTGGTGTGGAGATTAGATTATGGAGATACATCATTGAGACATGAATTAATCACAGATGGTGTTGTATCTATTGATACTTATAAACTAAGGTATATTAAAAACCCAACAGATATTGATATATTTGCAAATACATCATGTATATTAAATACAACTGATCATGAGGAAATTATAGATATCGCTGTTAGTTTAATAAGACCTTCGACTGAAAATTAATATTAAAAAATTAAAAAATGAGTGTAACAAAAGTAATAAAAAGATTTAGTGATTACACATCCTCACAAGATGTTGTGAAAATTTTATCTAGAGAACATAACTTAGTTGTTGACCAAGCGAATACTAATGAAACCGCTATTGCTGCAAATTTAGCAGCAGCTAAAGCAGGTACTTCGGTTACTACAACTAATGTTGGTACTGCTGCTACTGGTGTAACAGCTGCTGAATATGGAGATGGAAATTTTCATAAAACAGTATTAACAATTAGTAGTACAATGCCAGCTATTGCAGGTGGAGCTGACTTAGCTGTTGGTAAATTAATTTATACATTACCTGCTGGTGCAAATTTAGTTACAGCATCTTATATGGATGTAACATTGACTGCTGCTGACGGTAATATTGATGCAGATACTCCCGATGTTGGAATTGGTACTACTATCGCTAGTGGTGCTGTTGCTTTATTAAGTGGAACTGCTGGATTTCAAAATATCCATACTGGTCAAACAGCTACTGATTGTAGCGGAACCGCAACTGTTAGTTTAGCTGACATTACTGCCGGAACAGCTTTACCTATCCATACAGGTAATCCACATACAGTATATTTAAATATTGCTGATGGTTGGGCTGCTTCTGGTGAAACAGCATGTCCTGTAACTGGTACAGTAATTCTTTACTGGTCATTTGTAGTATAATTCATTTATGCTATTATAAGTAAAATAAATTAAAGACAAATATGCTATATTCATTGACATTAGCTTATTTATATAGTATATTTGCATTATTCGTAAAATTAAAAAATTATAAAAATGTTACGTAGACAATCAAATATTGAACAAGTTCTTGTTGCAAAAGATGTGGCCGCTACTAGTTCACGTTCTGCAATGTATGCATCACAACTCGCTGAAGGCGAAGCTGCTGTGTTTACTCCCGGTGGAAAAGTTGCAACTACAACTACTGTCAATAACTCAAATACAATTTATATTGGATATACAAGTACCAATGGTGAACTTATTATGTCTGATGCAATTGATGTTACAACTATTAAAAATTATAAAGGGGTTCTTTCTGTTGCTGCTGCTGAACAAGTAGATTATGTAGGATACAATGGAACTTCTGGTGATATAGTAGCTACCGATAGTAATGCTTACTATATTAACTTATGGTTTAAAGGTGACACCATTAACGCTTTTATGGATCAAATGATTAAATATGGTATTTATCATTCTGATTCAACCGCAACTTCAAACGAAATTGCTGCTGGTTTGGCTATTAATTTATCTAATAACCTTAAGACTGAAAAAGAACATAGAGTTCGTGTAGAAAGAGTAACAAGTGGAACACAATTAGCTTTAGGTACTGGTGTTGATACTATTACCTTAACTAAAGGTAGTAAATATTTTACTTGTACTGATATTGATGATGCAACCACTAATGCTGCTTTAGCTGAAGGTGATGCATTGGTTATTGGTACTGCTTCTACATCTCCCGTTTACATCATTACTGATATTGATACAACAACCAATATTGGAACATTTGATCAAGAATTTCAAGGTGAAAGTACAGCTATCTTAGATACCGCTGCAAAAAGAATTGCTGCTGCTGGTTTAGATGCTGCATATTGGGGATTAAAACTTACTGGTGTTGCTAAATCTTGGAAATTAGGTTGGGAACCTTATAGTAAGGTTAGTTGGACAATTGAATTAGATGGATTCAGTACTACTCCAACAACTAATAGTGTTGCTGCAAATCTCGGTCGTGGTGTATACGAAAGTGTTGCTGAAGCTGAATGGTTTGCTCAAGGTAATGAAGGTGGAATGTCGAGATATCGCACAAGAGCATATGCACCTGCGTATGAAGCTCGTAAAGATACTGAAGCCAGCCACTTCTATTCCGCATTGAGTTTTACTTACCAAGATAATTATCAAACAGATTTAGGTCCAGTTAATAACTCACCCAAATCAATGTTAATTTATTTAAACGTTGGAACTACAGCTGCTGCTGGTATTAGTGCTACATCATTCGATGATGCTACTACTGGTTTAGTAACTGTTCTGGACGATGCAGTTGTTGCTGCTGGTACAGGAACAGCACAGGTTGGTAATTTATAGAAAATAAATTTACTATTTAATTAATTTAAAGGGTAGGTAGGGTTTATATCTACTTACCCTTTTTTAAAATATAATAATGACTACAAGAACAAAAGACGCAACAGTTATTTCACTACAGAGAAAAATTAAAGAAAACACTGAGAATTTTATGCTTGGTGGTTCTGCTGTAAGTGCTACAAATCCAGTTCCAATAGCTGGATCAAGTGATGGAACAACATCGACTGTAATGTTAGTGGACTCCGATGGAGTCTTATATGTAAAAGGTGAATATAGTGATCCTAGTACATGGGTAACAACACAGGATTTAACTGGAAGTTATGCGGATTATGGGTCAGAAATTGATATGCGAGGTTTTAATAAACTTGGTATATACATTGTATGTGATACAAATGATTCAAGGTCTATTACTTTAAGAGTACTTGCAAAACATACTTCTAGTGGTTCAGATGAATACGAAATAGATGGTATTAGTACAAAGGTTGTTCGTGGAGCAGCTGATAGTGCTGATCTTAATATTTATTATGATTTCGATACTGGTAATGCACCATATCTTCAAATACAAGCATATGCTGGCACAGTAGGTGCTTCAGCTGGTAATCTCTCTATTGTTATTGATAAAAAATGGAGGAATTAATATGGCTGGATTTGGTAGAGGTGAATTAGACAGCACAGTTGCCGATCTGACGGTAACTGGTACATTAACTGACGGTACAGCATCATTAAGTGGTGGGGTTTTAACAGGTTTAACAAACTTAGCACTTACAACTCTTGATGGTAGTAATGTAAACGTGTCGGGTAAATTAAAACTTGACGGAGAAGAAGTATGGCTGGTTGGTGAAGATCAACACGGTAATGAAATTAATATTCTTCGTGTAGATAAAAATGGAGTTATTGATTTTGGTACAGTTGTACAAATTATGTCTTTCTTTTTATTACCTGATCCCGGAGTTAGTACAATTGCTGATATAGAATTAACATCAGATGGAAAATTTGGTGACAAAAGTTCCATTAAAATAATTGGTAACGGTAGTACATTGTTCGAAGCTAGACTTGAGAATGACGGTACTGGTGGAACCAAAGCTAATAGTGCTTACGTTATAGTTAAAAACTTATGGTCTACTGATTTAAGATCAGAAGATTTAAGTAAAACTGGAAACGCCCAAATTAGCGGATTACCTGCAAAGTGCAGATTGGTATCTGTAGCTATTGAAGAAACAGCTGGAAATGCTGCTGACTTATCTTTAGGTACATCCGCTGCTGGTACACAAATATTTAATGCTCAAACATGTGCAGCATCTAGCTGGACTGTTTTTGATAATTCTGATTTTACAGCTGCTATGTTTAGTACGACTGCTGAAACAGATTTATATATTAGTAGCTTAGCTTGGGGTGGTGCAGATGTAAATATCTATATGGTATTTGAAAAAATCGTTGAATAATAAAAAATAAGATATTATGTTAAAAAAAGTAAATATAGACTGCGGAGAAAAAGGAGTAGCTACGGTTGCTAAAATCACGTATGTCGCAAAAGATAAGTCACATTGCAAAGCTGATCTGTACTTAGGTGCAGTTAAAGCAGCTAAGATCTATGGCGACCTAACAGAAGAATTACAGATAGAAAAAGATGATTGGGTTGAGTATGGTTTGCTTGAAACCAATCGTACATTTAATGAAGGTGAATTACCGTTTAGCTTTACACTTGCTGATTATAGAGTATTCTATCCAGCAGAACCTACAGCTGAACAAATTCTAGCAGCTAAGATTGCTTCGTTAAAAAATGAAGCTATTGTAGTACAAGCTAGACTAGACGCTATTGTTGTAGAACTTAAAGAATTGGAGGGTTAATCATGGGAATTACACAGAACAGTCTATTAGCCAAAGGCATAGAACTTGACGTACCCTTTACGGAGTCGGCAACTAGAGGTGGGGCGC